TTAATTGTTAATATGCCACCAAGACACACTAAATCAGAATTTGCTTCGTACTTATTTCCAGCTTGGTTAATGGGTAAGAAACCAAAAACAAAGATAATTCAAGCAACTCACACAGCAGAGCTCTCATATAGGTTTGGTAGAAAAATGCGTAACCTTATGGACGACGAAGGATACAAGAAAATATTTAAAGATGTTCGATTACGTGCAGATAGTAAAGCATCGGGACGTTGGGAAACAAATCATGCAGGAGAATATTTTGGAGCTGGTATCGGTGGTGCTATTACTGGACGTGGTGCAGATCTATTGATCATTGATGACCCTCATTCAGAGCAAAGCATCAGTGAAACTAATTTTGATAATGCATTTGAGTGGTATATGTCAGGACCAAGGCAACGTTTACAACCAGGTGGGGCTATAGTTGTCGTTATGACACGTTGGTCGGAGCGCGATTTGACGGGTCGTTTAATAAAACAACAAGCAGAAACTAAAGCGGACCAATGGGAGGTAGTAGAGTTCCCTGCTTTACTTCCAAGTGGTAAACCTATTTGGCCCGAGTACTGGAAACAACAAGAATTAGAGTCTATCAAATCAAACTTACCTGTTATGTCGTGGGAGGCGCAATATCAACAACAACCAACGTCTCAAGAAGGAGCTATTATAAAACGTGAATGGTGGAAGATGTGGGAAAAAGAAGATATGCCTGAACTTGTTCACATTATACAAAGTTATGACACCGCTTTTAGTAAAAAAGAAAAAGCCGATTTTAGTGCGATTAGTACATGGGGAATTTTTAAAGCAGGATATAATCAGGATCAAATTATTTTATTAGATTGTATCAAAGAGCGTTGGGAATTTCCTGAGTTAAAAAAGATTGCTTTAGAACAATACGAGTATTGGGAACCAGAAACAATTATTGTCGAAGCAAAAGCAAGTGGGATGCCTTTAATACAAGAACTTAGACAAGTAGGAATTCCTGTGGTAAGTTATTCGCCGTCACGTGGTAACGATAAGTTAACAAGAGTAAATTCTGTTTCTCCTATTTTTGAATCGGGACAAGTATGGGCTCCTGAAGGAAAAAAATTTGCGGAAGAAATGATTGAAGAATGCGCCGCATTTCCTTATGGTGAGCATGATGATTTAGTTGATAGTATGACGCAAGCATTGATGCGTTATCGTCAAGGTAATTTTATTGCGCTGAAGGATGATTATGAAGACCCAATTAAACCACTGTACGAACAACAACCCGAGTATTATTAAATGGTAGTCCAAGCTGCAGTACCTCTAACGGTCATCGCGACGCAGATGGGAATGTCCATTCCTGCTGTTATTGAATATTTTAAAGGGCAGAATATAGATCTTTCAGGTTATGGTGCTAATGATTTAATAGATCTTGAAACTATATTTCCCAAAACTGAATCAGAACGAATTAAAGAATACAGAACATACGGAGACAGTTTTTATAATGCACCTCCCGTGGTCGGCGATACGTCCTTAGATAATATTGTTTTACAAACAAAAAAAGATGATGATGAAAAAATAACAACAATAGATCAAGAAGGAAACGTGTTACCTGATCTTCCCGATCAAATGCCTGACCCTAATGATGATGGACCAAAGATAGATATTAATTGGAAACGATTAGCTGAAGTTTTAATGGAAGAAGCGGTGGATCAAACAGTCACCAAACTTGAAGATAAGTTTATAGATATTCAAAAGAAAAAAAAGAAAGGTGTTAATTTTGCTCCTGAAAAAACGGATAACATTACACGACTACACAAACTGCGATTACAAAATATTATTGATGGTAAGACGGATACATATCCAGGTGGCCCACAAAACGATCGTATAGTTTTAAATGGTCCCGAAGGATCTAATCTACCTCCTATTGCTATAGGGAATATTAATTTTGAAGATTGGACAAATAAAATTACATTAAGTGATGAAGAAATTTTTAATCAAAAGGATTGGTATAAAAAAGTATATGAAAGTTTTGATGTTGTTACTGGAGGAGATAAAGATCTTCGTGATAAAGTAGCAAGAGCATGGTTATCAGGACAAATCAATGAGTCTCCTACAAATGCTTTAACTAATGTTTTATATATTTATGAGCAATACAAAAGAGGTGTACCGTTTGATGAGGTGAAAGGAAAAGGTCTTCCTGCACCAACAAATAATATCAAAAGTATTATTTATGGAAAAGATATTGAAAGTGGTATTGGTCCAAAGATTGCTGATTTTATTGATGCGGGCGAAGGTTTAGAAACGCGTTCCATTATGAATAATGACACAGCAGGCGGTTCGCCGTTCGTGGTCGACGTTCATACAGCAAGAGATACAGGAATGGTAGATCCTACCTACTTAAATAAACTTCGAGAACTTGGTTACATTGTTCCAGAAAATATTAAAACTGATTTTGGTGCGGGCGGTATAGCAGGAACTAAATATGAAAACAGATCTTTATTTGGTCAAGATCTTACAAAGTATTTAAATGATATAAACTGGAAAGGTAAGAACGATTGGATCCCTGCAGAAATTCAAGCAATCGGTTGGATGAACTTAACAAAAATGTATGGTGAACTAGGCACTAGTGGAGATATTGATATGGCTCTTAATAGAAACTTGCGTCGTCTTTCTATGGAAGTCGATCCTGGTGAAGGTTCTCCGTGGTTCGTGGAATACGGAGAAAAATATAATGCCTTACCTGATGATAAAAAATTTATAGTAAACGAAGAAGTGACAGCTAAAGCAATTGAATATGTTAAAGAACTTACAGGTGTTGATTTTAGTGGAACTGTTCATGGTACAGGTGGTTGGGAATTATATCAAAATCCATCAACCGTGCAACAAGCTTACATGTCAAAAGAAACCGCAAAAGACGCGGCAGCTAAACTTGCTTACATGCTTAATCAAACAGAGGTATGGGTTAATACTGCAAAAGAGCTAACAAAGAATCCTAATCATTTTTCTTTAGATATTGTTGAAGACGGGTCAGAAAATCTACGTGATAGTGACACATTAAAATCTTTATTTGAAAGAATTATAAACGCGGATCCTAATGGTTTATTTCGTGGTTATCAACCTATAATAGTAGACGGAAATGCAGGAATTCGTATAATTATAGACAAAGAAGCAATTAAAAATTCTCCTTTAAAAAAAGCAGATATACTACCTTATATTCAAGAATTTACTCAAAATCAACTTAATGATATTACAAATGATTTGAATTTAGATGCTAATACGTATATATCTGAAATAGAATTAGAGAAACTAGTTAACAATTGGAAAAAGGATAAACAAGGTGGCGGTTTTAAAAACAACTTTAGTGACGACTCCTCAACAACTTCCGAGAGTGGAAGCAGGCCAAACATCTATAATTATGCAGAACAACTTACGAAGTTCTTCGCCCAAATCCTCCAAAGAGAATCAAAAACCATCCAAGACACAACCAAAAAAATAACAAAGAAGAAATTAGGGGGACATGTGGAGATACCAAAATTTCATTTTGGTGGATTTATTAACGTACATGGGATATAAAAAAATATGGCCGAAAATAATATAGATCAAAAAATACAATCTGTTGTTGGTGAAACGATTGAAGACGCAATTAAAAATGAGGAACCTGTTGAAATAGAGATTGTTTCTGAAGAGGTTACCGTGTCCGATGAACCGCCGTCCGTGGAAAATGATTTTTTTGCCAATCTTGCAGAAGATATGGAGGAAGATGAATTAGGACGTATCGCCGCTGATTTGTTTGACGAATATGAAAATGATAAATCATCGCGTGATGAATGGTCAAGAACATATACACAAGGTCTTGATCTTTTAGGTTTTAAATATGAAGATAGATCTAAGCCGTTTCAAGGAGCAAGTGGCGTTACCCATCCTTTATTAGCGGAAGCAGTTACACAATTTAGCTCGACGGCTTTCAAAGAAATGATGCCGTCTGATGGCCCTGTTCGAACACGTGTTATAGGAAAAGAAGATGTTGAAGTGTATCAACAAGCGCAACGCGTAAAAGAATTCATGAATTATCAAATTACCAATGTTATGGAAGAGTACACTCCTGAGCTTGATCAAATGTTATTTTATTTACCGCTCAGTGGTTCTACCTTCAAAAAAGTTTATTACGATGGGCAGTTAGGACGCGCCGTATCAAAGTTTGTTCCTGCAGAGGATTTAGTGGTGCCTTATACGGCAACAGATTTAGATTCTTGTGAGCGCATTACACATGTAGTGAAGCAGTCAGAAAATGATATTCGCAAAAAACAAGTAGCAGGATTTTATCGTGACATTGATCTTAGTCCTTCTTCAGAAACAACGTCGTACAGTTCTGCAGACATTAAAGGAAAGATAGATCAGATAGATGGTATTCAACAAACAGGCAGTGCCGATATCATTACTTTATTAGAAATGCATGTTGATCTAGATTTAGAAGGATTTGAAGATAAAGATAAATCAGGAGAACCAACAGGTATTAAACTTCCTTACATTGTTACAATGGAAGAGCAGTCGGGAAAAGTTTTATCCATAAGAAGAAACTATGATGAAGGTGATGAATTGTACAAAAAGAAACAGTATTTTGTTCATTATAAATTCCTTCCTGGTTTAGGGTTTTATGGGTTTGGATTAATACATTTAATTGGAGGTTTATCGCGAACCGCGACACAATCTTTACGTCAATTAATTGATGCAGGAACATTAGCGAATTTACCTGCAGGGTTCAAGACACGTGGTCTACGTATAACCGATAATGATCAACCTTTACAACCAGGTGAGTTTAGAGACGTGGATGCTCCTTCAGGAGCTATTCGTGAAGGCTTAATGCCTCTTCCTTACAAAGAACCTTCTCAAACATTATTTGCTCTTTTAGGTTTCGTAGTACAGGCAGGACAACGATTTGCTCAGATAGCTGACATGCAAGTTGGTGATGCAAATCAAGGAGCACCTGTTGGAACGACTATTGCATTATTAGAACGCGGTTCGCGTATCATGAGTAGTATTCACA